AACTAATACCAGCATAAGCACATGCAGCCTCGTAATAATTGCCTTCTTTAATTGCCTCAATGAGTTTTTGCTGCTCTTATTTCGGGGAGGAGTGAAATGAGATACCTTTACATCAACGGTTATAAGCACTATGTAGCAAAAGCACAAAAAGGAGCTAAATGTGTTTATTGTGGTGGAGTAATTCACAGGGGAGAGGAAAAGGTTTATTGCGGACATGCGAAAGGGGGACATCAATATTATCATCCCGATTGTTTGTTAAGAGCTATCAAGGATTTTGACTGGTTAATCAATCATTTTCACAAAACAGAAGTTATCAGGCGATATTATTACAGTCCCTATGAAGTAGCAGAACAGCTTGGTTGGGAATATCCGGTGAAGCACAATATTGAGTTTTTACAGGGTTTATTAGCACTTATCCCCCACAAAGTCAAGGCACATCGGGATAGTGGAAGGCTTTATTACCGTTTCTGGTTCTTTTATAAGGATGTTAAACGCTTTAAAGCACAAGGCTGGACTATTGAAGATGTAATCAAAATCGGTAAGCAGAATCCCCATCCACTTGTTTTCAAGCCTGCATATCCTGCATATGTTAAGCGTGAATTTGAGCCAGAAATTATTGCCCTTCTGCAGTTATGGAAAAGAATGAACCTGCTTGAACCTAAAAAAGAAGGGGAACTTATCGGTGCAAGAGGATAAAGCCTTTTATTTTTCCAAAGAATTCAAAAACAAACAAAAAATCGAACGATTGAAAGAAGTACTGAGAGAACTACACAGAACGGGAAGAGTGATTACTACGGAGAAGTTACAGGAATTAACAGGAATGTCATATTTATCGCTCAGAATCAGATTATCAGAATTAAGAGATAAAGGCTACCGTATAAGGTCAATTAATGTTTATCAGGTATTAGAAATCCCAGAAGAAGAATACCAACAAAACAAAAAACCTGAAATTTTAATCAGCTTGGAAGATTTGTAAACCTTACTTAACCCCTGGGGATAAAACCTAACTCTTTCCATCCCTGGGGGTTTTCTTTAGAGGTTACACTGCGTTACCTGTTTGTTCGACCCCTATTGTTTATTAATATCGCCGATGGCTAAACGCGGTAGAAAAGATAAATTAACCCCTGAAGTGCAGCAAAAACTCATTGAGGCAATTAAAGAAGGCAATTATTACGAGGCTGCATGTGCTTATGCTGGTATTAGTTATCAAACCTTTTTGAATTGGTTGGAAAGAGGTAAACGCGAAAAAAACGGCAAATTTTTTGAATTTTTTGAGGCTGTTACGCGCGCGGAAGCAGAAGCTGAAAGGAGAATCGTAAAAATGTGGATAGAAGCAATCCCGGAAGACTGGAGAGCAGCAAGAGATTTTTTAGAAAGGCGTTATCCTGACCGATGGGGCAAGAAAGACCACCTGAATTTAAGTGGTGATGTAGGAATCAAAATCACGATTGTGAAAGCCAAAAAGAGGAAAAAGGAGAAGGATGGCTAAAGAGATAACGATTGAAGTTATTAATCCTGAAATAATCGAGTACCGTGAAAAATATCTTTTTGTTTATGGCTCTCGTGGTTCGGGTAAATCAACGACTGTGGCCCACAAGATAATCAATCATGCCCTTGAATATCCGAAATCAAAAATCCTTGTTACAAGAAAAACCCTGCCTTCTTTGCGAGTTACGGCAATGCGGATTCTGTTGGAGGAATTGAACAAGTATCAGGTGCCTTATGATTACAAGAAAACTGACCATGAGGTGCATTTCCATAATTACTCAACGATTTTCTTTATCCCGATGTATCTATCAAGTGGAGGCAGAAACGAGAGATTGAAATCATCCACCTTTGACTGGATATGGGTAGAGGAGGCAACTGAGTTTAGTTTTGAAGACATAAAGGATATTCTTGTGCCTACCCTGAGAGGTCAGCACGGTTGGAGACAGATGATTTTTACCTTTAACCCACCCCCAAGAGCGAATCATTGGATTTATGAATGGTATGACTTGCAGCACAAGAGAAAAAGAGCCAGAAGGGTGCATTTTGCATATCTGGATAACCCATTCTTAACTGATGACTATATCGAGGAGCTTGAAAGCCTGAAAGAGTATGACGAGGGGCTTTATCGGCGATATGCATTAGGAGAATGGCGAGTTGATATACAGGAAGCTTTGATTTACACGAATTGGGACACTGAACCACTTCAGGGAGAACCTACCGAATGGATTGGTGGCATTGACTTTGGATTCAATAATCCTTCTGTCTTTCTTTTGATTGGTTTGAAAGAGAACGATGTCTATGTCCACAGGGAGATTTATGAACGCAATCTTTTAAACAAGGATTTTGGTGAAAAGATTATTGCTCTACTGAAGCGACATAATTTACCCATGAATATCCCGATTTATGCCGATTCTGCTGAGCCTGACAGAATCCAGGAGCTGTGTAATATGGGGCTAAATGTTTACCCTGCTGAAAAGGATGTCAATGGTGGTATCAATGTACTCAAAAGAATGCATATCCACATTAATCCTGAATGCGAGAACACAAAACAGGAAATCATGTCTTATGAATGGATGAAAGACAAGGATGGAAACCTTTTAGATAAACCTATCAAAGCATTTGACCATTCGATGGACTCCCTAAGATACGCAGTTTTCACTCATTCAAAGCATATTAAACCGTTTTTGCAAATAGTATGAGGAGGGATAAATGAGTATAAAAGATTTTTTCAGGTCCCTGTTCTCTAAACAGGACAGAAAGCCAACCGTACATATATACGGTTATGAAACATCGCAGGGTAAATCGCAACCCCTGGATTATTCAGATTACCTCAGTGCTTTTAATGGTTGGGTCTTCGCTGCCGTGAATGTTATCTCAAATTCTCTGGCAAAAGTCAGGTGGTATATTACTAAAGAGACAAAAAATGGTGAGCTTATAGAAGTAGAAAGGCATCCTGTTTTAAAACTGCTTGGTAAACCCAATCCCCTCATGACCCGGTGGGAATTATTTAAGCTTACTGATATTCACCTTGAACTCACAGGTAATGCTTACTGGTACCTTGCTATGAACAGTTTTAATATCCCTGCCGAAATCTGGGTTATTCCACCCGACCGTATAAAAGTGGTCCCTGACGAAGAAGGTCTTATTAAGGGCTATCTCTATGACTACATGGGAGAGAAAATTGCTTTTGAACCTAAAGAGATAATCCACTTCAAATTCCCGCATCCCACAAATAGGTATTACGGCATGGGAGTTTTACAAGCTGTGGCTTACGAGCATGATACTGACCTCTACATGAAAAAGTATCAGTTGAGTTTATTTAAGAACCGTGCAATGCCAGATGTGGTAATCAAGACCGAACAACCCCTGACCCAGGAAGAAGCAAGAAGATTGAGGGCAGAATGGAACGCTGCATATCGTGGTGTGGATAGAGCTGGCAAGATTGCAGTTGTGTCAAGGGCTCTTGATGTGCAACCTCTTGGATTAACACCGAAGGAATTGGAATACCTTGAAGGTAGAAGATTCTCCCGTGATACGATTCTCCACATCTGGGGAGTGCCACCTTCTAAGCTTGGGATTGTGGAAGATGTGAACAGGGCTAATGCTGAAGCTAACGATTACACATTCCAGAATGAAGTTATCTTGCCACGCCTTGAACTTATAAGAGAGGTCCTGCAATGGGATTTACTTAATCAGTTCTGGAAAAAAGAGAATCTTAAAATCGAATTTGAGAATCCTGTCCCCAGAGATAAGCAATTCAGGTTAAAACAGCATGAGACCTATATCAAGAACGGTGTTCTGACAATCAACGAAGTTAGAGCCGAGCTTGGACTTGAACCTGTAGATTGGGGTGAAGTCCCGCTGATGCCTTTAAATCTGTATCCCATTTCTGCACCGAAACCTGAGCCTGAGAAGATGGTAATTGTATCTGAGACAAAGCAAGTCAAGTCTATGTTCAAAGATGAAGCAAAGAGAGAGCAAGTCTGGAAATTGTTTGTTGCTCAGACCACACCGCTTGAAAAGTTATTTGCAAGTCGTATCAGGAAGCTGTTTAAAAAACAGGAAAAAGAAGTCCTTGAAAACCTGTTCAAGTATAAGTCCTTCCTGAATGTGCAAAGAAAAGACTATGACGATTTAATCGATTTCATCATCTTTGATGTCCAGGAATGGAATCGTATTTTGCAGGAAGGGCTGGAAGACTTGCACAGGGAGGCTTATGCATCCGGGATTGATAGAGCTATTGCACTGATGGGAATTGAAGTCTCTTTTGATGTAGACAATCCTGCAGCTGTTGAATTCCTCAGGAATAAAACAATGAGATTTGCTGAGCAAGTTAATCAAACCACAATAAACGATTTAAAACAGCAACTTATCGCTGGATTCCAGAATGGCGAGAGTATTGATGAAATCGCAGAGAGAGTCAGGAATGTATTTGATTTTGCAACAGAATCGAGGTCAAGGATAATTGCGAGAACTGAGATAATCGGGGCAACGAATGCAGGGATAGAAGACACATTCAAGGAATCACAGGTAGTCGAATACAAAGAATGGCTTACTGCAAGGGATGAGCTTGTCAGAGAAGCCCACGCTGCTGCAGATGGGCAGACGGTGAAGCTTAATGAAGTTTTTGATGTAGGGGGAGAGGCTCTCAAATTCCCCGGTGATCCGAATGGGTCGCCCGGAAACATAATCCAGTGCAGATGCACTCTGCTCCCCATTTTAAAAGAAGGAGGTAATGAGTAATGGAGGAGAAACTTTATACAAAAGCATTTGTCAAGGAAATCAATGAGAATGAACGCACTCTTGTTGCTTATGCAAGCACAGAAACTTTGGATAGAGATGGAGACATAATTGAAGCAAGTGGATGGGTGCTGGATAACTTCCGTAAAAATCCCGTGCTATTGTGGGCTCATAGATATAATATGCCTCCGATTGGCAAAGTGTTATGGGTAAAGCATGATGGTAAAAGTCTGAAATTCAAAGCAAGATTTGCTGATACTCAGATGGCGAGTGATATATGGAGGCTTTTTAAAGACGGTTATCTCAATGCATTTTCTGTAGGTTTTATCCCGATTGAGATGAAATACGAAGAAAGAGACGGCCGGGAGGTCAGGGTATTTAAAAAGCAGGAGCTGTTAGAAATCTCTGCAGTGCCTGTGCCTGCAAACCCTGATGCTCTCGTTGCCGCAATTGAACAAGGGGAGGTTGTGATTATGAGTAAGGCATTGAAAGAGGAATTGGAATTACTCGAAAAAAGTGTGGTACCATTCCGCTCTTATCCAGCACTGCCCAATGATACTCCCTGGAGTGCCGCAGCGGCAAGAAAAAGAATTGCACAATGGGCAAGCTCAGACGGTTCAGGTGATAAAGATAAAATCAAATGGTCAAAATACAGACAGGGCTTCGCACAATATGATGAAAACAATCCT